AGGCAAGGCAGGCATGGTGAGTTGAGGTGTGTCTAGGTCAGGCAGTGTGCGGTAAGGCAGGCGGGGCTAGGCTGTGTGCGGTTAGGTCTGGCGTGGTGCGGTACGGCAGGCGAGGCGCGGCAAGTTCGGGCGAGGTCTGGTGCGTCAAGGTAAGGCAGGCAAGGTAAGGCCGTGTCGGGCGCGGTTGGGTAAGGCACGGTAAGGCAGGCTTGGTAAGGCTCGGTACGGTATGGTTGGGCAGTGTGTGGCATGGCAGGCAAGGAATCAATAGCGAAAGGATAAAAATATGACGGCATTTGAGTCTGTCACTGGTCAATCATTGTATGGATGGAAATACGGCTCACACATGAGCGGGGATGCAAACATAGCTGGTAGAGTCTGCGAAGAGCTAGTTAGGCAAAATAGACTTACACCGGAGAACCTTTTGGACGTTTCACGTGAGGAGGATGCACCATTGCACGATATGTTCGAATGGGATGACTCCATAGCAGGTGAGTTGTGGCGTAAAAAGCAGGCAGCAAAGATCATTCAAAGCATTACTGTTATTGAACCAGTGATACAGGGAAGAACACTACCTATCGAGGTAACGCCAAGGGCATTTGTACCTACAGTCGATAAAGTCTATATGCACATCTCAAAGGTTATGGAAGACCCGGACAAGCGTTCGTATTTGCTGGAAAAGGCAAAGAAGGAACTACGCGACTTCCAAAATAAGTACCACATGTTATCGGAACTTGCAGGTGTGTTTACAGAGATACAAAAAGTTGTATACGAGTAACATAAATTGTCGTGGCGAGGTAATGTAGGTTCCGGCAAGGCAAGGTATGGCAGGCATGGCGCGGCTAGGTTTGGCGAGGTAAGGTAAGGCATGGTAAGGCAGGCAGGGTATGGTACGTTTAGGTGAGTCAAGGTAGGGCAAGGCAGGCGGGGTAAGGTCTGGCTCGGTGAGGTCTGGCGAGGTATGGCAGGCATGGAAGCAAAGAAAGGGGAGTAAATGAAAACTTGCGATGATTGTGTACACTTCGAGACAGGCATGAGCGCGTCAGATGTAAGCGGGGTCTGTGTACTCCGTACAGATTGGAGTGCTCATAGCCTTTGGTGGCAAGCTTTTTACGATGCGGCTTGCCCCGAATTCGAGCAAGACCCTTATACAGTTGTGAGTGATGACAATGACGAGAAATAGTGCAACCGTCAAGACAGACGGAGATAACTTCGCAAGTATCGAATACGGTATGGTACTTGTCGAGTTTTCTAAAGACGGTGACTCCCCAAATTGCCCGAATAGCTGGACTTATGGCATATGGTACGATGGGCAATATCTGGACGGCACATCAGAAGAAATGTCTTTTGCCGAAGCTATGCAAGAAGTCGCGTATGCACTAAACGGCATTGCTTGCGATGTGTACAATACACAAAGGTACATATCGAATGTGAAAGACCTTAGCTATGCAGAGAAGCAAGACACATTGACACTTTCAGACTTGTACGGGATTTGGAAAGAAGACAATGATGGGGAAAACGACTAGCGCAACAGAAGAACTTCGGCAGATGCTTGACGAGCGGGGCGTTGAGTGGGAAGACCATTCAGATGATGACGTTATGCATACGACATGGAATAGAGCGGATTGCTGGTTTACTGAGTTCTCCGATGGGTGGACAGCTCTAGGCATGGCAAAGCATGGTACACCAGCCAAGGCCATAGAAGCAACGCTGGGGCGGGAGACGTGCCACAACATCGCACGCTCCGAGGACGGTTGGCTTTGCAGCAAGTGCGGAGCGCACATGTACAAGACACGCATCGATAGGTCGTATCTCGACGGTGACGGAAAAAGGTGGTACACGACAGACTTGCAGGGTATCGGGTTACATTATTGCCCCAACTGCGGACGGGAAGTGGAGCCATGAATCTATATGGAGTCATGCTATTCGATGACCTAAGCGAATTTCCCGCACCCGATACATACGTCTATCTCACAGAAGATGCGGCACAGCGACGCGCTGATAGAAGGACGTATGAATACGACGGCGTTAAATATTGGGCTACAGTATATGAGATCAATTGTGGCTGGGATGTATCGGTTTTCGGGCCGTTTAATGATAATAAGTCAGACTGGGTGCGGTTTATCGACTATGCAGGCAAGATCAAGCGGAAGCGCGACAAGTTAAGAGCAGAGAACGCCAAGTTGCGGGAAATGTGCAGACGATTCTCTGAGTACGTCAACTATGACTGCTGCGAGGGTTGCGCGGTCAAGCGCCGATGTAACAACGGTGAGGTTGACGAGTGCTGGCAGATAGGCGAGATACGAAAGCTGGCACGCGAGCTGGGGATCGAGGTTGCTTATGAGTAGCAGGGAGCGCCGGGAGATGCGTGAGCACATCGCGAAGGTCGCGGCGATGGAGGAGCAGGTCGCGTCCCTTGAGGACAAGATCGACAAGCTGCGGGATCTGGTGCGAGACATGTATAAAGTCATGACAACAGACGCCGCAAATTGCGACGTGACCTATCCGGAACAATTCGATGACCAAATGCATGAGCTGGGAATAGAGGTGTAGCAATGGACTACGAAGAGCTGGAATCAAAGGTGTGGCACCTCAAACACGAGAACGCCAAGCTGCTGGAGCTGGTCAAGGACATGTGGCAGTTCACGGGTACCGCGTGCAAGAAGTATCCGAGACTGTTCGACCCTGCTGCGCAGGGAGGGCAAACGGTGCAGCTCAATGCAATTGATGCTTTTGAACAGCGCATGCGAGAATTGGGAATCGAGGTGCAGTAAATGGGTTTTAATCCGGTAGACCTTGCTTTTGGCAACATGGATGCACTTAAATCAGACAACAAAAGATTGCGGGAGTTGGTAGCCGACTGTCACTCATTGTTGCAGCATTGTTGTGAAACCGAGGACAAGCGCGGTTGCGACTGTCCAATGTGGCTCGATCACAGCGACGAATGCAACTTGCGCAAGATAGAGCAGCGAATGCATGATTTGGGAATAGAGGTGGACGAATGAGCAAATACAAGGTTACCATCAAGGTAAGCAACACCTACACGTATGAGACAGACGATGCGGCCTACGAAGAGCAGGCGGTTGCCGAAGCGCTGCAATACGAGCACATTTGGAAGGCCGTACCTAATGGCAGAGAGTACGTCATAAAAGTTGATGAGTTGGACGAATGACCGACACCGAACGAGAAACCCTCTGTGTTCGGATTGACGAGCTTTGCGCGGAGATCGTGCGGTGCAATTGTCTGCGGACAAATGAAATGGAGTGATAAAAAATGAAGACACAACGCAATCTTGATGGTGTCTATTATCGAACATATCGCAATGGTGAGTGGTGCAACGTCTGCTATTCCGATTTAGAGCAATCTGAGCGTGACGAAATTGCATCAGAACTTGCAGAAAACAAGGCCCTTAAAGGTCAGGTGGCATATTGGCGTACCATGGCCGACATACTGGCCGACGCACTCTATGATATGGGCGAGCACTTCGGAATCATAATGGAGTGATAATGGAGCGAATAGACAGTAATACATGGATGACAGAAGACGGCAATGAAATCAAATCAAAAGGACTCACAATAACCGTCGAATTTGGGGAAAAGACAAAGCGTGAAATACTTGCAGAGATCGAGAAGGTAAAAAGCACAAATGCTGAGCTGATAAGCCTATGCAGAAAAGCGCTGTATGTAATGGAGGACAATTGCGCGATGTGTGCATACAATGGCAAATGCTCAATATTGGCCGATTGCAAGTGCGTAGCTCCAAAGTATTTCAGGGAAGAAATCGAATCAATCGGAATTGAGATATAGCCTTGACATGATTTATAATATCGATATAATATAGCAAACACCGTGAAAGGGGATGACTTGATGCGCACACCGTCACAGCTCGAAGCACAACGACGTTATGAAGCGAAGTGCCAGACTTTTATTTTTAGGCTCAATCGAGAAAAAGACGCAGATATCATTGACAAAATAAAAAGCGAGCCATGCATGACCGAATATTTTAGAAAGCTTATTCGACGTGATATCAATGGATAAAAGTAGCCGCTTTGGTTCATTTTTCCAAGAAGTTCAGGGCGGGGAAGGTTCAAGGTGCAAATATCCTACCAGACTTGATACCTACGGATGCGGATGCTACCACGACTGTAGGTATTGCTATGCAAAAAGCCTTTTGGACTTCCGCAAGAATTGGAATCCCGATAAGCCGCACGTTGCGTCAACGAAAGATATATCAAAGGCTCTAAAAGGTATCAAGCCCGGTACCATCCTTCGTTTGGGCGGCATGACCGATTGTTTCCAACCAATAGAGCACGTGTACGGGGCAACAAGGCAGGCAATCCAAATGCTCAATGCACGTGGTATCGGATATCTAATCGTTACCAAAAGCGATTTGGTAGCAGATAAGATGTATACGCGCATCATGGATAAGGACTTGGCGCATATCCAAATCAGTGTCACTAGCACATCTGACAGACCAAACTTCCTAGGTGAGAAAGCAAGTAAGCCTAAAGACCGTCTGAAAGCCGCTACAATGCTTTCTAAGGCCGGGTTTGATGTAAGCTTGAGGGTAAGCCCATATATACCGGAATTGATCGATATAAAGCATTTGGTGGCGTCAGGTGTAAATAAGTGTCTGGTAGAGTTCTTGCGCATCAATCCTTTTATAGATAAATGGCTCAAAGAAGCCGGATACAGTACCACGCAATACACTCACAAGAGCGGAGGGTATAGGCACCTACCATTAAGAGCCAAGAAAGAGCTAATTGAACCTTTTAGAAACTGCTTTGAACTTTCGGTTTGCGAGGACGTGCCAGAGCATTACGATTACTGGCAGCATATGATAAACGCGAATCCGGACGATTGCTGCAATTTGAGGACATGATGATTATCACAAGTGATACTAAAATATGTCCGAAGGCGGACTTGAGAACCGATTACGGGTGTTTGTATTGCTTTTACTCAATCAAATTGTTTAATGTTTGGATATGTGCATACGGGAAGGTGAAAGCAGTTGAAACCACAGGCAGAGCTAAAAATTGAACTAGTTCCCGTTGATGAACTAGTGATGTATGACAGAAACGCGAAGCTGCATCCATCTGAACAGATCGACCAGATAGCAGAGTCAATTGAAGAGTTCAATTTCGCCGACCCTATAGCAGCATGGCACGACGAAAACGGGGATTCAGTCATTATCGAAGGCCACGGGCGGTTGATGGCTGCGAAGAAGCTGGGAATCGAACAGCTACCAGTCATTTATCTTGACTACTTGAGCGATGAGCAGAGACGTGCGTACACGCTGGTTCACAACAAGTTAACCATGAACAGCGATTTTGACTATGAAATGCTCAATGATGAACTTGATAAAATATATGACATAGATATGTCAGACTTCGGTTTTTTGGAAACCGGGCTAGTCGATGATAATTTAAGCAATGACCAGGACAAATATTCACAAAAGATAACAACTCCAATTTATGAAATCAAAGGGGAAAATCCGGAGTCTAACGAGCTGTATGACGATTCTAGGTATGAGACATTATGTAAAGAGATAAACGGAGCAGACATACCGGATGATATTAGGGACTTTCTGCTAAAGGCGGCTACACGGCATATCGTGTTCGACTACGGGAAAATAGCAGAGTTCTATGCAAGACAGCCCAAAACCATTAAACAATTAATGGAAGACTGTACGCTAGTCATCATCGACTTCAAGAAAGCGATAGAGTTAGGATGCGTGCGCACCGGGTTAGAACTGTCTGGAATAATGGAAGATGATATAGCGGGGTAGACATGATATATTTGATTGTAGGCCCGTCATGTGCAGGGAAAACGCAGTTTGCGACCAATGCGTTTCTCGAAAATCACGGAGAGATCAAAGAGCACAAAGACCTTTTGACATATTGCGAAAATAACGACTTTATTCTTATCGGAAAATGGCTACTGAAAAGCAAGGTAAGAGGTACAGACAAGCTTTCGCGAGCCGACATACCAAAGTTTTATGAGCAGGTAGAAAGGTTGTCGCGAACCGGAAAAGATATAGTGCTTGAAGGTGACAAGTGTTATAGCAGGCCATTGTGCGAACAGTTTGCAAAAAGCGGAATGCATGTATGCGTAATATGGGTAAGGTGCTCTATAGAGACTTCCATAAAAAGAAGTAAGGAGATCGGACAGACGGCAACCGAGACCCTACTAAAGACAGTTGCTAGCAAAGCGAGAAATTTCTACTACGATGTATCGCAGTGGCAGAACTTTACAGGCGTGATAATCGACACGGACAGTATAGAAGATTTGTCGGAATTTAAGTATTTCGGTAAAGGTTGGACATACAGCCAGAAGGCAAACGAAAAAATGGAATTCTGCGTGTTTATCCTAACGCATGGAAGAGCTGGCAAGGTAAAGACTGACAAGACACTAAGAAAGCACGGATACACTGGGAAAATATATTATGTCATAGACAATGAGGATGAGCAGCAAGGCGAATACAGAAAGCTATACGGAGACAATGTAATTGTGTTCGACAAGGCAGATACAGCCAAAAGGGTAGACACGTGCGACAACTTCGAAGACAGAAGGGTAATTCTGTTTGCAAGAAATGCGGCGTTCGAGATTGCAAGAAAATTGGGCGTTCGGTACTTTCAGACGTTCGATGATGACGTGCAGTGCATCGAGTGGAGATATACGGAAGGGCAAAAGCTTAAGAAGTGCGACGTAAAGGACTATGACAAAGTTATAAGATCACTACTAGACTTGCTCAAAAATACGAATGCAGTATCGGTGGCACTTGCCCAAAATGGAGACTTCATAGGCGGTGCGGATTCGGCCAGAAAGAAGGGTACATATTCAAGAAAGTGCATGAATAGCTTCATATGCAAGACGGATAGACCTATATGCTTTATAGGCAGGATGAACGAGGACGTTGCCGCATATACCATCCACGGTATGCGCGGTGATTTGATGCTCACATGCAATCTTGTGGCCATAAAGATGACAGAGACACAAGCGACAGAAGGTGGCATGACGGAAGCATACCTAAACGTAGGTACATACGTTAAGAGTGCGTATTCTTTGATCACAAGCCCATCATGCGTAAAGATAGCATATCTGGAAGACTACTCGGGAAATAGCGGCGGCAGGATACACCATAACGTAATTGCTAGGAATGCATACGTAAAAATACTGAGAGAAGAAGTGAAAGAAGGAACAAACAATGGCTAACGAGCAGAACCTAAGACCGGGTGAACATAAGCTAACAAAAGAGGAACAGTCGGCAGGTGGCAAGGCATCAGGGGAAGCAAGACGTAGAAAGAAACTGATGCGCGAAGCCTTCGAAGACTTGCTGTCTAGAGACTATCACGACGCATCTGGTAAGACTCTAGACGGAACAGACTTGCTAACACTCAAGGTATTTAAACAGGCTATGGACGGTGACCTGAAAGCATTTGAGATCATCAGAGATACAACAGGCCAAAAGCCCGTCGAGCGCATCGAGACTGTGGAAATACCGCCAGAGACATACGCAAGGGTGGAAGCCATTCTTTCCGAAGATTAATCGAATCTAATATGTACGATGTATGTAGCTATCATGCAAACATTGACATGGTAGCTACCTTGTTATATTATATAGTTGTCAAGAGGGAACACATAAGAAAGGAAACAGAAATGAACGAGATGCAGGCAGTAGATTACATATTTGCCAACATTGACGAGTTCCGCACTGAGTATGAAAGCGTTATCACAAAGTTTGAAAGCATGGGTATTGAGCACAAGATGGCCGAAGCTATGGCAATAACGATTGCAGCCAAGGCTAAGGCAATTTCAGACCTATAAAAGAGAAACAGCCCCGCAAGGGGCTTTTCTTTTGGGCAAGATTGGTCATGATGAGATTGTGTAGCTATTGACAAACAGCACAGAATACTATATATTATAGTCAACAAAGGGAACACAGAAAGAAAGGAACTAAAATGAACGTCACGATTACTGAGGTATTCGATAAGTGCGAGTGCTGGGCTAAGTGGTGGGGTATTGATTTGGGCGAAAAGTGCGGGTATGTTGCCGATATGGCAATGCTTGCAATTATGTCGGTCGAAAAGACTGCAGGGTATGACATAGCGAAAAAGGTTATGAGCGACATTTGCTCGGCAACTGTCAGGGCATATGGAGCGGCTGAATAGAACTTGTATAACATGGTATGATATCCATATCGAGAAAGGGCTGATATGGATATCATACGTGCGATAAAGGCGCATCCGTCTAAGTATCTGTATATGATGGGATTCGAAAGAAAAAACCCCGCATATGACGAATGGATGCGCCACATGCTGTTTGATCGCAGTGATTGGACACTGCAAGCGTTTCGAGGGTCAGGGAAGACAACGTGTGTGAGTGCGGCGCTTGCCCTATATGTCATTTTGAAGCCAAATACACGCATTGCGTTTATGCGGAAGACAGACACAGACGTAAAAGAAGTAATGTCGCAAGTTCAGACCATGATACAGCGGCCAGAATCACAGGTTATATCGTCACTGATTTGGGGCGCACCTATTAAGCTGGTAAAGGCAACGCAGACAGAGATAAGCACTAATCTCACCAATGACCCAAGGGGAAGCGCACAGCTTACGGGTATGGGAATTAACGGCTCACTCACAGGTAAGCATTACGACGTGATATTTACAGATGATATTGTCAATCGAAAAGATCGCATTTCACGGGCCGAGCGCGAGAACACCAAATCGGTCTATATGGAGTTGCAGAACATCAAGAACCGTGGGGGAAGGATTATCAACACCGGCACTCCGTGGCATATCGAAGACTGTTTTAGCATCATGCCAGACCCGGAAAAATGGGACTACAGATCGATGCCAGACTTGATATCTGATGATGAAGTGTCAGAGATCAAGAAGAGGATGACCCCGTCGCTTTTCGCGGCAAATTATGAACTAAGGCACATAGCGTCAGATGACGTGATATTCACCAATCCGCAAGTCGGGGCAAGTCTTGAGAAAGTCTATCATGCCGAATGCCATATTGACGCAGCATACTATGGCGAAGACTACACGGCATTTACGGCAATGGCCTACCATGATGGCAAATACTACGTTTACGGTAGACTGTGGAGAAAGCATATATTAGACGTTATTGAGCAGATCAAAGAGGATTACACAAGGCTTATGCTAGGCAGACTTTACATCGAGACTAACGCAGATAAAGGCTTTGCTGCAATGGACTTAAAGAAGAAGGGTTTTCGTGTGGTACCGTACACAGAAAGCGAGAATAAGCACGCCAAGATCACAACCAGTCTCAAATCAATATGGCCAGACGTGGTATTTGTTGAAGGCACAGACACGGAATACATCAACCAAATTTGTGACTATACAGAGGACGCTGAGCACGATGACGCACCGGACAGTGCCGCATCTTTGGCATTGCGCGGCAAGTTCCCAAAGAAGAACGGCACAAAGAGTGACAACCCATTCGCATAGCTACACAATACGATCACAATTTAAAGGTTGACAGATGACCTAGTATGTTATATATTATAAGTGTCAAGAGGGGAACACACAAAAGAAGGGAAGAGAAATGACGTACACGATTACCGAAGAGAATATCAAGAAGGCTATCGAGTGGATTGCACGGATGGATGAAAAACAAGAAGAAGCGCACATCATGCACGACTATGACGAAGAAAGAAGGCTAGGCAATAAGAGCTGTGCAGCAAGAAGAATGTTCCGCATTCTCACGGGTGCAGATTACCGGGAAATTGATGACATGGTAGACAGCGCAATTGATGAGATGTACGAATAGCCCCTTCGGGGGCTTTTTTATTGCGGCAGTCTAAGTGTGAACATAAAATGTGTTTGTTGACAACACACATCACATATGCTATATTATAAGTGTCAAGAGGGGAACACAGAGAAAGGAACTAAAATGATTAACGGTTTTGTAAAGGTTAACAGCTGGGTTGATGGTTCTTTTACTAGGTGCGAACTTTGGAATCCTGAGACTACCGAGCATATGGTTGTCATTGCCGACGATGCTGAGTATATGCCGGGTGACAGCCCGTTCGTTAAGCCAGAATACCTCAATGCAGACAAGATGACCTCGTTTGACGGTTCCGATGATATCAGGGCAGCATGGGAAACGTGGCACTATAACGATTGCCTGAAGAACGGCGTTATTATTGAGGGCATGACTGTAGAGGTGTTCAAGGGTCGCAAATACCCGATTGGTACCATTGCAAAGGTCGATCGCTTCTATGATGTGTATGACCGATACGGGCGCTTGGTTGCCGATTACATTCTCACCACGGATGGCAAGCGCATCCCGAAGCAGAACTGCAAGCCAATCGCATAGAAAGGAAGGGCGGGCTAACAACCCGCCCGTACTTGTAAGGGGCGTATATGATTGAGTACAAAAGTCAGAGAAAAGCGAAGAAATCGCGTAGTGACAACTATATTAAGTGTACACAGCCGCCAAAAGGGTCAATGAGTTACAAGTTCCATTATGAGTATATGCCGCTATCCGTTATCATGGCATATAAACAGGCAATCGCAAGAATGGTGATTCGGTATGACTACCCGCCGAGTCTTGTTGCAGACCTATTTGACGTAACGACACAGTATGTTAAAAGTTGCTATGATGAGAAGGTGATTCAAATGCGCAGTAGGCAGACAGCTAAAAAAGCAGGCTCGGAATTCGAGGGTGCAGTAGCGAAGTATTTCACAGACGTACTCTGTAAGCCCGTAGAACGGCGCACAAAGCATGGAAAAAACGATATGGGTGACTTGCAAGGGGTAAGCACTAAAAGCGGCTTAGAATGCGTTGTGGAGTGCAAGTGCGAAGCTAAGCCGTCATTTTCAACGTACCTGGATGAAGCAGAGAAAGAGCGGGGGAATGCGAAAGCAGACGTTGCATTCGTTGTCTTCAAGCGCAACGGCATCGGTTACAAGAAAAACTCCCCGATGGGGCGTCAGTGCGTCATTATGAGTTATGCAGACTTTAAAAGATTGATTGGCGATATTGCAGAAGCCACGGGAGATTTAATCATTGGCGGCAATGGTATCTCTATTGGATATCACAAACAAAAGTATTGCGGGAAATACGAGACTAGCAAGGCACTCGAAAAGGTGGAAAACAGACAAGATTGTTCGCATGTGGCCTACGTTGCTTTGATGGAAGCTTACGGAAGCGGCGTATTTGTCCTTACCACGCTTGCAGAACTGTCTGCAATACTAAATTGGAGCACTAAAGGCTAACAGGTATTTGTATCACTGATACAAAATGTGATACAGATCGATACATATATTGGCATCATTAATTTAAGCGACTGTAAAAAGGTCGCTTTTTTTATTTGACAAAGTTAACATTCAGTGTTATCATCCGCCGCAAGGTATCATCATGTGGTACTAAAGAATCGGTACCACGTGAAATCCAAAGAAACGGAGATAACCACATATGGCACTTACACGCAAGATGCTCGAAGGAATGAATCTTGAAGAAAAGCAGATTGATTCCATCATCGAAGCGCACATGGATACCGTTAACGGTATCAAGGCAGATCGCGACAAGTATAAAGAGTTGGCAGCGGAAGTGCCAGACCTCAAAAAGCAAATTGAGGACAGCAAGGCGGCATCTGCAAGCGACGGCGAGTGGAAAGAAAAGTACGACAAGCTTAATTCAGAGTTTGATGCGTACAAGACTCAAATTGCCGACGAAAAAGCAGATGCAGAGAAGGCCAAGGCTTATCAGGCAATGCTCATCAATGTCGGAATCGACCCAAGGCGCGTCGATAAGATCATGAAGCTTACCGACCTATCAGGCGTGGTACTTGAAGATGGCAAGATCAAAGACATTGATAAGCTAGAGCAGGCAGCTAAAGACGAATGGTCGGACTTCATTGTCAAGAAGACAACCGTAGGTTCTGAACCAGCAAACCCGCCAGATACCACGCATGGTAACGAGGGTGCAGACCCGTCTATTCGAAAGATGCTGCAAGAGCGCCATGATAGGCTCTATGGCAAGGTAGAGACGAAGGAGGATTAAGAATGGCTAACTTTGCTGTTAGCTCCACGGGGCATCCGTGGGCAGCGGGACATTTCCTCATCGAGGATGAGACTTGCGTCCGCGAAAGCGCTATGATTGCGGCAGATCACGCACAGGTGCTTACCAGGGGCGAGCGTAAGGTTGTCCCCGCTGGGGCTGTTATTCCCGCGAATGATGGTACCGCACGTGGTATCCTTTACGAGGACATTGACGTTACCAATGGCGCGGCTGAGGGTAGCATTGTGACTAAGGGCGTTATCGATTCGTCCAAGCTTCCCGCTGCTATTGCATCGGCTGCTAAGACGGCGCTTGTTGGCATCACTGAGGTTGCCAAGGCGGCTCCCGTTCGTCCTTACAGCAAGACGATTGCCTAAAGGAGGTATCAAACATGGCTAAGTTTATCCGTGAAACCCTCGGCATGGTGAATCCCGCAGACCTGCTTGAGACTGGATTTACTATTTCCCGCCCCGCAGACCCGCTTGAGGGGCTTTTTGATGACCAGCAGACGCCCAACCTTGTGGCAACGTATCACACGCTGGCGAGTCAGTACCAGATTCCGCAGATGGCGCAGTTCCATGCTTTCGACGTGCCTGCACAGAAGAGCATCCCCGCTCCCATTGACGAACATAACGTGGAAAAGGGACTCATCAAGGTCAAGCGTAGCACGTCCGAGCTGCTCCGACAGCTTTTGGGGCGTGGCGTCACGGTTGAAGATGAGCTGTACCGCCACGTCATGAATCATGTCGCAGACCTTGCCGACCAGGTCGTTACCCGCTCGAAGATTGCCCGCACCGAGGTAATGGCTACTGGTAAGATGACCATTAAGGAAAATGGCATCGATTCCACGATTGATTACGGCGTCCCTGCCGCTAATACCAGTATCACGCTTGATGTTGGCGATGGTGCCGCTAAGCCGCTCCCCGACCAGATTCAGGAGATCATCGACAATGCAGCCGATGCGGGCGTGACCATCACTGGCATCCTTACCAGCCGATCGGTTATTAGCAAGATGCGTCAGAATGCGGCTGTGCAGAAGTCTATCAACGGCGTATATATGGCGGGCGTGATTGTCTCCAATTCCGCACTTCGCGCGTGGCTTGAGGACGAATACGGTATCACGCAGGTTATCACTGATGACCTGAGCTATTCGCTCCCGTACACCGTCGAGGGCGATGAGGTCAAGACTACCAGCAACAGGTACTATCCGAAGAACGCTATTACCTTCTTTGGTACCGCAAATGGTATGAAGCTTGGTACCTCGCTTTGGGGCGTGCCGCCTGAGCAGGAGATCGGTTCTTACTACGACGTCGGTGGCAGCACTGAAAGCCCTTATGTGTATATCACGCAGTGGGCAGAAGTTGACCCGGCTATTCTGTGGACTAAGGCTAGTGCGCTGTATGTCCCGGTTCTCTACAATCCCAATTCGCTGTATATCGCTAAGGTTACCGAGACCCCGGGGGCTTAGTATGATTGCAGAAGTGATTAAAGAGTTTAGGGACTTGAAGGCAAATGTACTTCGCAGCCCCGGCGAGCGTTTCGAGGTAACCGAAGAGCGTTTCGCAGAGATTAACGGTACCAAGTATGGTATCTTTGCCAAGGCTGTGGAGACGCACGAAGAGATCGCAGAGGATACCGAGGACGTTGCAGAGTATGTACGTCCCCGCCGTTCGCGGAAGCAGGATTAAAGATGGACGCCGGGATGCTTGAGAAAGTGCTATCGCATATCCACAATTGGTTCATGCGTGATACTTTCGCCGTCAAAGATTGCATAATTAATGGCGGGCAGCTCCCGGCGTCTGTATCCTCGCAGATCAAAGCGCCGTGGTACCGAATACAGGGGAGCTACCAGAACGACGGCATACATGGTGCTAGCGATGTACTCACAGACGAGACTTTTAGCGGTACCATATCCAATATCGTTGTTCCCAAGGCACTTGCATCTTTGATCGATGACATAGCGGCATGGGAAGCATCGAACGCGACAGCGGCACAAGCGGCTCTAGAAAGCCCGTACAGCTCCGAATCTTTCGGGGGCTACAGTTATAGCCTTAGAGACGATTTGGTGGCTCAAAACGCATCTGGTGGCCTTACAGGATGGCAAGCGGCGTTTGCATCGCAGCTCAATCCGTGGAGGAAGATGTACTGATGGCATTCCCCGGCTTGATGAACGACTTTGTAGAGGATTGCACAATCCTCGAAAAGACAAGGGTACCAGACGGCGAGGGCGGTTGGGCTGTAAGCTGGGTACCTGGCATGGAGTTTAAAGCCGCTATCACGTATGATACTACTATGGCCGCGAGGGTAGCAGAAGCCGAAGGTATGAAAGCTACTTTCACGGTTACCACCGAAAAGTCAATGCCGCTTGACTTTCATGATGTGTTCAGGCGCGAGCGAGATCAACAGGTTTTTAGAGTCACATCCCAAGGGGATGACAAAAAGACCCCGAGCAGTGCGTCGTTTCAGGTATCACAAGTGGCAGCGGAAGAATGGGTTTTGCCGTGAACGAGTCTCAAGCAATATATCAATTCTTGAGCGGATTCGGCATCCCTGCGTATGCATCCACGTCGGTACCAGACCAGGCAGAACTTCCGTATATCACGTATGAGTATTACATCGGTGATATATACAGCGGCGATATGATGCTTGAAGTAAACGTTTGGTACCGCACGGAGTCAGAAGCCGTCATAAACAGCAAGGCGCGGGAGGTCAAAGCGGCAGTGCCGAAAAATATCAAATATGATAACGGCACGCTTTGGATCAAACGTGGTAGCCCTTTGTCTTTCTCGGTACCAAACGAGGACAAGTCTATAAAGTGCAAAAGGGTTAACCTTTTGATAGAATACCTTTCGAACAATTAGAGGGGGCAAACATGCACGGAATGAAATATACGCAGGTCAGTGCAGATGTTTTTAAGCATATTCAGTTGGGCGCGGGCGTCGTGACCTCCGCTTTTGATGTGTCTTCTGGTGCTGTTACCAGTACCAATATCATCGGTGAGACTAGCGGCGGCGTCGACTTTGTCGATGAGATCGAGTTTTCGGACTTCGGCGAGGATATCGACAACATGCCGCCCAACACTAAGGATTTGAAGCGCATCGACAGCCGCAGCGCTACCATGTCGGGTACCTTCATTGTCCTTACTCCCGAGCTGGCGCGGCGTCTCATGGCGGCGGCTGATGTGGATAGCAACAAGATTACCCCGCGCATGACGCTCAAGGATGAGGACTTCGCCGACGTCTGGTGGATTGGTGACTATTCCGACATTAACACGGGCGATACGGCGGGCTATGTCGCAATTCACCTGATGAACAGCCTTAATACCAACGGCTTTGAGATTCAGTCTAGCAACGACGGCAAGGGTACCTTCCCGTTTGAGTTTACCGGGCATTACACACTTGCAGAACCGGACACGGTACCGTATGAGGTATACGTAGCGGCTGGTACTGCGACCCCCGGCGTCTAGTGAATAGAGGTACAGCACATGAAGCTTAGCGATATCAAGGGCGAGCGCCTTTTGACCACCATTGCTGAATGCATCGAGCCTATCGGGCGTATCATGGATGATGACGATATCCGAGAGCTGTTTACACGTCGGCAGGTACCGGACGGCGATGATGCGGCGTCGTTTACCGTCAAGCGCATCATGAAGGCACTCCCGGCGCTTTTCGGCAAGCACGCGCATGATATGACTATCATCCTTGGTACCATTGCAAGCAATACCCCGGATGGTATCGCATGTGGCATGACGGTCGAAAAGTATGCAGCCGAAGGTAATTACCTTGCGGACGCACGAGAGCTGCTTAACGACAAGGACTTCATCGGTTTTTTAGGCTTGGCGTAGACCCCGATAAAAGAGATGTGCTGTACCTGAGCATCGGAGATTATCGCGGCCCGATAGTCTCCGGTGCTTTTTTCGGGTATGTGAACGCACGGGTACGGCAGACCATCACAGACTATTCTTGGCGGGTCTATGTGGCATCACAGATGAAGCTAAGGGGCGAGGGCAAATACAACGGCGCGGATTGGAAGCCCGCATCGGCTGCGCCAGAGAAACCAACGCCAAAAGCGGGGTCTGTGATTGAAAAGCTTAAAAAGGCGGGCGCAATCGAGGTGATTGACAATGAGCCTTCTCGATTTGGCAATTAAAGTCGGCGTTGAAGACAATGCTACTGGTATCATAGGCGGTATCGCGCATAAAGCCGTAGGTGCGGCGTCGGCAGGCGCTAAAGCTGCAATTGGCCTTACAGGTGCGGCGGCGGCTGGACTCGGCGCAATAGGTGTTCAGGCTGGGCAGGCGTATGCAGATTACGAGCAGCTAGTCGGCGGCATCGATAAGCTGTACGGCAGCGGTTACAAGACCATAGAGGACTACGCAGGGCAAGCGGCAGACTCCATGCTCGATTTGTCGGCTGGTTCTGAGGATGTGCTAGCAATACAGCAAGAATTGATCGAAGCCGGGTATGACCTCGGCGAAGCGGGTGCAGATGGTATTTTCGGCCCGGCTACACAGGCGGCATTTGAGCAGTACGACAAGACTTCAAGTAAGCTTATACAATCAAAGTTCGCTGATGCAAACTCCGCAGCGGACAAGATGAAGAAATATGCAGCCGATGCATATAAAACCGCTGGCATGTCTGCTAACGAGTATATGGAGACGGCTACGCAGTTTTCTGCGGCACTCATCAATTCCGTAAATGGTGATACCGAAGAAGCCGCACGTCTTACAGATGTTGCAATGCGGCTTATGTCTGATAACGTCAATACCTTCGGCTCCGATGCTGAAAGCGTCCAAAATGCCGTCATAGGTTTGTCACGTGGTAATTTTACCATGCTTGACAACCTAAAACTTGGCTTTGCAGGCACGCAAGAGGGCATGCTAGAGCTGATTAATGCATCCGGTGTCTATGGTGAGACGTTGACGGATGTATCACAGCTTGCCGACGTTGGTTTCGATACCATGATTGAAGCCATACAGGCAGTTCAAGAGCAACAGGGCATCGCTGGTACCACAGCAAATGAAGCGGCTACTACCATTTCTGGTAGCATTACAATGGCGAAGGCGTCGTGGGAAAATTTTCTAACGGCTATAGCAAATCCCGATGCCGATATGTCGGCGATGACTACACAGCTTATTGACTCGTTTCAGATTGTGCTAGACAATGTGGTACCGCTTATAGGCAATATCGCAGATGGTATCGCGCAGGCATTGCCGCAAGTGGCAGAAAAGATCATCCCGGTATTGTCCGACCTTTTGGACACTTTTATTCCCGTGATAATCGAAATATTGCCGTTGCTGATTGATGCAGTATCACAAGTGATGACAAGCCTTGCGGCATACTTGCCAGAGCTGATACCAGTATTGGTTACAGGCGCTATAACGCTATTCTCCGCGCTTGCAGATGGCGTTACGCAGAATGCAGGGGCAATATGGGAAGCCGTTGTTAGCGCGATTACAGAGACGGTCAATACCTTAAATGGTAGCGAAAACCTAGGGCTTTTTGAAGCAGGTTCGCAGCTTTTGGGCAAGCTTATCAATGGCGTTGCCGAAAAGTCAACCGAACTTTACAACTGGTTTAGCGGCCTTGTGGGCAATGCAGCGTCTTGGATTGGCGAGAATTGGGACGCAATCACAGCCAAGGGTAGCGAACTTCTCAATGGTTTTTTCGCAGGAGTTCAAAGCGTCGGTGAAACCGTTCTTGCATGGTTCCAAAGTCTACCGACCGTCCTTACAGGTGCACTCGGTACAGTAGGCGAAGCGCTGAACGGCCCCGGCGGTGACTTTATACAGGGGTTCTTGAATGGCATATCATCCATTGCCCCGACGATACTTGACTTCTTTGTCTCACTGCCTAGTGTATTGATTGGTAGCCTTGGCGCGGTTGCAGAATTTCTAGTCGGCCCCGGCGCTGAGTTTATACAGGGTTTCTTGACTGGTATCGGTACCATAGCTGGTACCATAGTCGAGTACTTCACGACACTACCGCAGACGCTTTTGGACTTGCTTGGGCAAGCTGGCGATTTGGCCGGGTTCTTGATCGGTGCTGGCGCTGATTTTCTCGGCGGTCTTTTCACCGGTATCGGGCAGGCATCGCCGCAGATTGCAGAGTTTTTCACAAGCCTACCGCAGACGCTTTTGGGGCTTTTGGGCGATATTGGGTCTTTCTTGCAAGATGCGGGAACTTCGTTCCTTACAGGCTTTTCAAACGGCGTCGCACGTGTTGCACCTGATGTGGTAGCGTTCTTTACAAGCTTACCCGGTACGCTTCTTGGGTTGCTCGGCGATTTGAAGACTTTCCTTTTTGACAAGGGAAGCGAATTCCTTAATGGCCTTGCAGAGGGTGCAAAGAATGCAGGCGCACAGCTTGGCACTTGGGTCGCAAATCTCCCGCAAACCGTGCTTAATATCATCACTGGTATTCCAAATTTCGCGAAGATGCTATTCGATAGCGGAAGCGAATTCATCGGCGGCTTGCTCAATGGCTTTAAGGATATGTTTAGCGGCACTGGTACGGATACCGTATCTAACTTCGTCGCTGGCATACCAAATGCAGTATTGGGATTCCTCACTGGCGCGGCTGATATCGGAAAGTTTCTTCTCGATGTTGGCAAGGACTTTATAAGCGGCTTTATCGAGGGTCTTGGTATCAAATTTGATGGTGATGATGCAGAGAATGCCATGAACTTTTTCACAAGCATTCCGGGCAAGATTGCCGGGTGGCTTGGCGAACTTGACCCCGTGGGATGGCTTGTGGAAGTCGGCGGCAATGTCATTCAGGGTTTTGTCGATGGCATCCAAAACTTTAATTTGCGTCAGGCAATCATAGACACATTCGGCCCCGCTGGCGAGATAGCTTGTAACGTCCTTGGCATCAATTCGCCTTCTACGGTCTTTAAAGAGATCGGCGATTATACGATGCAAGGCATGAAAGAAGGTCTTGAGGGTGGCGAATCGGACGTTGACAGCGCACTAGCCACGATTGCAGGCGGTTTGCCAGAAGAATTTGTCGATGCGTATTGGTCGATGCATGACCAGGGCGCGGCTTTGATGACGAGTTTTCAGACTGGCATGACAAATGTTTTCAACCGTGATGTTTTGTCTTGGCTAAGTGGCATCGGCTACGATATGCAGAACTGGACAGGCGCGAACTATTACACGCTGTGGGATGCTGGACAGAGCGTCATGATTGGCTTTGGGGACGCTTTGGTACGGACGTTTAACTCATACGTTGCACCCACGCTTCAAAGTATCACAAATGCTATCCCGTCTTATAAAGGCCCGCTGCAGAAAGATATGCACCTTCTTGAGGACAACGGACAGGCTATCATGCACGGTCTTTTGTCAGGCATTCGAGACGGTAGCCAAGACGTATACTCTGAGCTAAGCAGTATCACGTCAAATATCCAAAGCACGCCAACTAGTACCATATCTAGCGCGGGTAGCGTTATCATGGCCGATGCATTCAGGGGCGCTAATATCACATTCAGAAACCGCGATGACATGGAAGAGTTTAGCGAGATGCTTGCAGATCATATCGCGCGTGAGACAATGGGGAGGTATGCAGTTGCCTAGGACGCAGATTTGGTTTGACGGCCATTGTATTACTGATGAATTCTATGTATCGAATCTGGCAATGCAAGTAGCGTCAAGGACAGTCAAGACTCAAAACATTGCAGGGCGTGACGGTGTGATGCTTACAGGCGTACAGTTGCAGCCTATCACAATCACCATGCAAATCAATGCCTTGCATGATACCAAAGCGGAGCGTATTGCGGCATTGGATATGCTTGCCGGGTGGCTTGACGTAGATGAGCCGAAACAGCTTAGTTTTAGCTTTGATGACGGCAAATACTATCTAGCGGTACCATCTAAGATCGGCAACCGTAAGCGCTGGAAGTCTGCCGATGCACTTCTGAGTGTGTCTTTCTACTGCCCCGACCCGGTACGCTACGGAGAATCGCATACGGTATCAGTTTCAAGCGGTGGAAGCAGTACCATAAATGTAGGCGGCACATATCCTACAGTGCTTGATATCGATGCAAGCGCAGCAAAGAGGGACAGTAGCACGCAATATTGGGGTGCTTCGCTTGACAGTCAAAAGACAATCAAGGTTAGCACCGGGAGCGCGTCAGGTGTCACGCTTGATATTGATACAGCAAAGAGGGATGTAAAGGTGGCGGGCGCTTTGGTGTTGCCTACGCTTGACTCCGATTGGTTTGACAAGGTAAACCCCGGATCACATGTGGTATCATCTGTGCTAGGAACAGGCGCGTTCACCGTCTCATGGGTCGATAGGTGGGTTTAATGGACTCTAGCAGAATTTTAGTGTATACCAGACAAGATACCCCGGTGGGGGAGTTGGCTCTAGACGATGTATTTGCCCTCAAATACACCGAAGAGCTAAACGGACAGCATTCAATGAGCATCACGACCACAGCCACGCTCGAAAAGGGCTGGCGTGTGCTCACGTGTGATGATACGGGCAAATGGCGCGAGTTCGTAGTTACCGGAATCGATGAAGACCACAGCGATGGACTTGCCGTCATGGGGACTTACAGCGCCGTTTGGTCTTTACAAGATGATTTGTGCGGTGTCACATGTGATACGATGCCAGGTGTACACACAGAGGGCGGCGTGCTTGCGGCTGTGGCGATGGAGTCTCTACTGTCTCACACGGCGCGATGGAATGTCGGCACTGTCACGTGTGATACCAGATCGGCGGCTAGCTTTTACGGCAAAAGTGCATGGGAAGCAATGGGCATTCTTGTCGAAAACTGGGGCTGTGAAATCGATTCTGAGATCACAGTAGACAATGACAGCATAGTTACTAGGGCTGTGGCTGTTTTGGAGCACACAGGGCATTCTAGCGCGGTCAGACGCTTTGATTGGACGTATGACCTAACCCGCATCCGTCGTAAGGTAGCAGAAGCACCTATATATGCAAGGATTATCCCGCTTGGCAAAGGCGAAGAGCTGGAAGGCGGCGGCTACGGAAGGCGTATCACGATTGAAACCGTAAACAGCGGTGTAAAGTGGCTACAGAACAACGATGTAGCCGAATACATGAAGATGCCAGACGGTCAAGGCGGGTGGGAGTATCCCACGACCAACGTGCTTTTTGATGACATTACAGACCCTCAAACGTTGAAAGATACGGCGCTTGCAGCCATTGACGAATACACAGTACCACGTGTGACTTACTCGGCAGATGTGGCGCAATTCGCGGCGGCAGGCATGGACTCCAAAGGCGTGGCCTTGGGTGACGAGGTGCAATGCGTCGATATGGGCTTTGGTACCAATGGCGTCAGGATTAGCGGGCGAGTTGTCAAGATCATCCGCAATGGGCTTGATAAGTCTGATATCAAGTTGACCATTGGCAACATTTCCGAAGGTGTGTCCAATTACTTTCAGTCGGTTAACAAAAGATTCGAGCAGGCACAGGACAAGCTACGCAGCCTTGACAGTACCACGACCACGACGGCGCAATACCTCACCAATATCATCGATAATATCAATCAGGAAATCAATTCGACGGGTGGGTATTGGTACATCACACCGGGGCAAGGTGTGCGCACGTATGATACCGAAGTTTCAGACCCTTTGATTGGTGCAGAAGCGAATGCAGTTACCGAGATGCGCGGCGGCACCTTGCGTTTTGCAAATTCCCGCACGGCTCAAGGCGAGTGGGATTGGAAGACAATACTGGTATCAGGCCACATCGCAACGGAACTAGTCACGGCGGCACAGCTCACGGCGGGCTACATTGGCTCACCGTCTGGCAATTATTGGAATCTTGATACTGGCGAACTGAAAATGTCTACCAATGCCAAGGTGGGCAATCAGACGCTTGCAGAGTATATATCGGATGTGGCACCGGAAGTCGCACTGAACCAGACTAATGTATTTAATGCTTTGACTAACAACGGTGCAGCTCAAGGCATGTTTATTCAAAATGGACAACTGTATATTAATGCAACCTATCTGCGGACTGGTATCATACAAGATGCAGCCAATAAGAATTATTGGAATATGCAGACGGGCGAGTTTAAGTTGTCCCCAACGACGGAGATTGGCGATACAACGGCATCTGATGTGGTAGCGAAAGCCAATGCACAGGTAGGCGGCACCAACCTACTCATGGACTCCGACGCAAAGTCGCTAACGAAGATAGCGGCTACAGCAAACCGTGTATTCTCTGGCAACGGTGGAGCTACCAATACGTTTATCACGCTCAATACTACAAATCGCCCCGTAAGTGGTATTACAAATGGTATCCAAAGCAAGTTTGCGGCGTCTAAATCCGGTAAATACATGGCATACAGCTTTTACAACGGTGCGTCTGTCAGTATGATTGACGGTCAACAATACACGATATCATGCTGGGCAAGGTCTACAGCTGGTAAAGCAGACGTGCAATTCCAATACGGACAGACTCACTATAAAGCATCTGCAAAAATGGCAATTGGTACCAAATGGAGCCGTTATAGCTGGACTTTTACGTTTTCGCAGTCTGCGGCAGGTGGAAGCAACGGCGCGAGGGTGTATTTCATCACGCACCCCACGACGGCGGCAGCGATGACAATGCAGATGTGCGGTTTTAAACTTGAGATCGGTGCAAAGGCCACGGATTGGGCACCGTCTCCCGAGGACACAAGCCACAGCATAACAAAAGAGTCTCAAGATATGAGCAAGGCACTCAATGACTCATTGGAGCAAGGCAAGCTTTTCAACAGGCTCACCAGAAATGGTACCGTGAAAGGTATCATACTTAAAAACGGACAGCTGTACATCAATGCAAACTATATCAACTCTGGTACCTTAAAAGCAGACGTTATGAGAGCAGGCGTACTTTCAGACAAGCTTGGTAAAAGTAAATGGGATTTGACTAAAGGCACATTCGAGACTGAAAGCAGCACGTTTAAGAATTGCACCATCAATGGATATTTGCAATCATTCACGGATGCGCAAAAGACTCATGGTGTAAAATTCAGCTGGGGCGATTTGGAATTCTTTATAAACCGCGAAAAGACCCTATACATCAACGGCAAACGAAGGAACAGCCAGAGAAACCAGCTTGACGAGGGTGCAATCGTAGCTAAATATGCACTGCATATCGACACTCCAAAGATTCTCGTTAGCAGGGATGCAAACAGCGGGAAACAAGGTGTCACAAAGTATATAGAAGTCATCATACCAGCATCGACGGGCGGGAAATGGAATGCATCTAAACCGACATTCAAAAGGCTGCGGCTTGAGTTTTTAAACGGCATCTGCATAAGGTGCGACCTTATTTAGTCGAAAGGTATCACATATGGCATCAATCATCGGATATGAAGCACAGTGGACAGTCACAGAAACAGTCATTGTTGAATCAAACGAATCAAACGAATCTAGTACCACGCAGGATACCGAGAGCGAAGGCGGGGAGTAATGGACGAAGAGCTGGAAGAGATCATCAACACTGATGAAGAGGGTACCCCGGAAGACCCCGGCGATTCTGGCGAATCCTCGCCCGTCGATGAGGAAACCGTAGAGCCAGAGGATTGGAGTGAGACAGGCGTTGAGGGTAACGCCAGAGTACCGCAGCATTTCACCGCACAGCCCACACCGCCGTATTACATAGGCGATGATTGGGACAACAACGGAGAGACTTATATTTGCATAGGTGATTCCGCATCAGACACTTTCGATTCTGATGACTGGACTCCGGTAGTCGAACCGATTGTGGTGCCGCAAACGACAACGGTAACCCGATACGTCACGGAAGCTATCAGCGACTACAGCGCCGAGAAGCTTGCAGAGTATGAGCAGTCAGGCGCTACCGCTTGGGCTATCTACGATGACGGCTCTAGGGTGCAAGTACAATGGTCGCAAGTCACAGAGCCGCAGCCGCCAACGGTAGCGGCAGATGAAGCGCTAGAAACGGCTTTGGCGAATGGTCAGCACTTTTGGCATAATTCAGACGGAGCTACCACCCACGGCGGTGCAGGTGTACATGTGACAGACCAGACCCAAGAAGATTGGGATGCAGCCGTGGCCGATGGCTTTAGCGACTTGTCAGACAACAAGCCATACCACAATATATTGATTAATTCACTGGGTATGCTTTTGCGCACGGCACTCAATCATTTGGTAAGCATCACGAGATCGGCAATTACATTTTTCGATGGCCTTGGCAACAACGCATCAAATGTGGTAGCGTCCTTCGGCAAGGACGGTGCGCAGATCGGTATGAACGATCAAAGCCATGTCGAGATGGACTATCATTCGCTGCAAATGATAGACAAGGACAACAAGACTTATTTCCATGTGTCCGACATGCGAGACAAAAACGGCAAAGTCTGGGTTACCGAGAAAATACGCTACATAGCAGGCACGAATACCTATACACTCAAGTATTCGCCTTCGTCAGATTTTACATTGAATTGGTGCGACAATTACTACGGCACGTCACAAAGAAACCCCGGCAGCTACACCAGAAACGACAAGACGGTGACCCTAGAGCAGGCACTACCGGAAACGGCAATCTGTCTTGTTGCCAAGTACCGCGCAGATATTAGTGTCAATGCGTTCACGCTTGGCGAAAGGGCTAGTTCGTCTTCTGTCGGCCCGTTTTCGACAGCACTTGGCAAGTACAATGAAGCAGCTGGTACAAGTTCATTTGCTCACGGCACCGGATGCCATGCGATCGGAAACGATTCACATGCGGAGGGAAATAACACTATAGCCGTAGGCAGTTCGTCGCACACGGAAGGGTATAACACACAAGCCATAGCAATGGGTTCACATGCGGAAGGACAAACAACTACCGCTTCCGGGTGGTACTCACACTCAGAAGGTAACGGCTCAGCGGCGTCTGGGCAAGCAGCGCACTCAGAAGGCCACAGCACAGCGTCAGGCGATTGGTCGCATGCAGAAGGCCACAGTACGGAATCTAGAGGTGCATACTCTCATGCAGAAGGCTTTATGTCAACGGGTTCGGGCGGCGAATCTCATGCAGAGGGCTACAACACTTTAGCGTCAGCCGACTGCTCGCACGCAGAGGGCTACGGGTCAAAGGCCAGTGGCCTATATTCGCACGCACAGAACTACAGCACCATTGCATCTGGAAGCAGCCAGACAGCACTCGGTAAGTGGAACGAAAGCGATACCAGTAAAGCCGTCATTATAGGCAATGGCACATCAAGTAGCGCACGCTCAAATGCCCTCACCGTCGATTGGTCGGGCAACGTGGAGACGGCTGGAGATATCACGTCTAATGGCTATATATCTACCACGGAAAACGTTCTGCTTAAGGATACGATTATTGACCGGGACGGAGAAGTACCAACAGCAAACCAGATCGGCGGCGTTGTGCAGTTCTGCGACAAGGACGGCGAGCGCCTGGGGCAGATCGAGATCGACCGTCTCAAGAGCGGCATGACACAGCTCAGGATAGGCGCGTTCAGCGAGAGCGGCGGCACCGAGGACCAGACGTGGCTCGACCTGCAATCGGACCCGGACGGTGACCTCGACTGCATCACGACGGGCAAGACCGTGATATTCTTCAAGACCACCGACGCCAGCGGCACGGCAGACAACAGGCCAGCCCTCATCGTAGGCGGCACAGCGTCACAAGCACATATCGAGATCGACGCAAACGAGATCATGGCCAAGGCGGATAGGGACTCCACCGCGACGCTGTGGCTCAACACGGACGGCGGGACGGTAGGATTCGGAGGAAATGCACAGGTAAGCGGGCACCAATTCATCGCAAAGAGTGAGAATATAGAAAGTAACACGGCTGTAAGCGCTACCACAAATGGTAATGGCTCCTACCGATTCTTTGGCTCAGACAACGCACCGCTTGGCATGATAAACCCGAGGTTTCTCAACACTGGCGAGCAGGGCGTGCAGATGTACACGACTAGAAAGGTCGGGACTGCCGACAAGTACAACACACTTGCGTTATATCTTGATGCAAGCGGCAAGCCTAGCGTCATTGTCACGGACAAAGAAGCGTGGCGAGAGGGGATCGGCCTAGGGGACACGGAGAAGGTGACGGCCATCGCATCCGTCATCACAGCCGAAGAGGGCGTCACCATATCGACTGCGCAGTACGCTCAGTGGGGCAAGATGGTGCAGCTAAGACTACAATTTAAGTTTGATACAGCAAACACAACGGCGGCGTCTCGAAATGTTGGCACGATGGTCAGTGGAAAGCGGCCAGTCTACGTCGCGCTAGGAAACACATCAAGCCCAAACACCACACTTAGATATGCAACAGTCGGAACGGGCGGCGTTGTTGCAGCATATGGCACCTTTGCGGCCAACAGTACCTACACGCTCGGTTTCACATACCTACTACCGTAAGGGGTATCATGCTTGATAGTTTTGTATCATGGGCAGCGCCCATACTTTCAACCTTGATAATAGGCGCTGGGCAGCTTTGGCTTAATGCCAAATTCAAGCGTGCGGACGAAAAGAGGGACAAAGCCCGCATTGAAGCCGAGAAGTCGGCTAAGGCAGATGAAGAGTGGAGATCAAATCTGATACAACGTATGGACTTGCAAGACCAAAGGATTAGCACGCTTTTGAGTGCTCAATGCTCACAAATGAGATCAGATATCATCCATAAGTGTCATAGATATCTTGACGATATGGGTTGTGCATCCGTGGAAGAAAAGCAGAGCCTACATGCAGAGTATGAGGATTACCAGGCGCTTTGCTATTCAAGCGGCGTAGAAAACCATTTTGTCGATACGCTTCTTGAAAGAACTATGGAGTTGCCAGAAAGAGATATCTAATATGGTATTGACAAGAGTTAGACATGGTGATTTAATCCGTCAAAACAGATAAGGATACCATATGAAATACTTTCTCCCGAACAACGCATATAATATCCTTAAATGGATCGGACTTGTGTTGCTCCCGGCTTTGGCAACGCTTGTGGGTGCAGTCGGCCCCGCATGGGGTATGCCGTCTGTAGATGCTTTGGTACTAACCATTAATGCCATTGGCACATTTATCGGTGTTATCATTGGTGCATCTCATGTTACGGCCACGGATGAAAGCGGTACCACGAATGATTAGTTTTTCCGAAGCTATCGCGCAGTGTGCAGAGCACATTGCAAAGCATGACGCCCACGGCTATTCTCAGCCTAACCGCAAGGGGCACGATGTAGAGCATCTTACATTCTCCGATGGTACCTCGTATGATATCCATTGGGGCGATTACGATTGCTCAGAGATGGCGCGTATGTGCGCAGAAGCGGCGGGTCTTGTATCACCCGATGCTTGGATGTGGACGGGCAACGAGCATGATATCTTGACTAGTGCTGGATTTGATGTGGTACCGCTCGATGACATGCAGCGCGGCGATATTCTTTGGAAGCCAGGACACACTGGTATTTACCTCGGCGGTGGCATGATGGCAGATGCCCACGGTGACGAATACGGCGGCATTGACGGCCCCGCAGAAGGCGATCAAACGGGCGCAGAGATCGAGATACGTCCCGTGTGGTCTTGTTCATGGCAGACTTGTTTCCGAGCACCTACGGGGCATTTTGGCGTCTCAGAGGGTACCGAAGAATACATTAACGATATCTCCCGTGGTATCGATGTAAGCAACCATGATGCGGGCGTTGATATTTCCGATATTGATTGCGGCTTTGTTATTGCCAAAGTGTCGGAAGGTACTTACTTTGTAGATAAATACTGCAAGGGCTTTTTGACTCAGGCACACGACAGCGGAAAACTGTATGGGATGTATCATTACGCAAACACTAATGACCCGTTCGCCGAAGCGGAGTTCTTCGTCAGTAGAGCGCGTGATACTGGTTTTCTCGATGGCGCTACCCTTTGGCTCGATTACGAGGGCGAAGCGCTGGACAACGGCACCGAATGGGCAGAGAGATTTATGCAATGTGTCGATGACCTCACGGGCAAGACTTGCGGCATTTATATGAGCCAAAGCACTACCATCTCACAGGATTGGGCAAGGTCGGCACACCGCCCGCTGTGGGTAGCTCAATATGCGGACATGGAAAAGACAGATTGGCAAGATGCCCCGTGGACAACGGGTGTTTTCGGTGCATGGGGCAATAGCTGTGCAATCCATCAGTATTCGTGCTGCGGTGTTGTGCATGGTACCCACGAATTCGACATTGACAAGGGCTATTTTAGCGAAGAGGATTGGGCGGCGTGGGCTACTGGTACCACGTATGAGATTCCCGAAGATGAAGACGGAGACGGTGATTATTTCCCTATGAATAAGACGAATGTTACTTTTACCGAGAATGTTTTCATCCGCACAGACCCGAGCATCTCAGCGCAGAAGGTAGCGGGCAAGGACGGACAGCCTATTTTGTACCATCCCGGCGAGACTGTGACCATTGATGGTATCGCTTTGGGAGACGGCTATATTTGGGGGCATTACATCGGCTCCAATTCGGGTGCGGATAGGTACGTTGCACTTGGTACCACGGATTATATTCGATAGGTGATACCATGTATCAACCGTATCAGAGCACGTGGAATAACCCGTATCTGTCACAGATTCAACAGCCGCAATATAGCCCGGTGGTACCAAGCGTTACACAGGCATACACTCAGCCTTTTAATGGTATCATCAAGGTCAATGGTGCACAGTCTGCGATGCAGTACCAACTGCCGCCTAACTCCACATCCCCGGCGCTTTTCGATGCATCGGGAACGTGCTTTTATGTGGTATCGACCGACGGCACTGGTACCAAAAGCCTTGAATGCTTTGACTTTGCACCGCATGTGGACAAGCAGCCGCAGGCAGAGACTAGCCAATTTGTAAGCCGTGACGAATTTAACGCTTTTGTCGAAAAAGTATCAAATATGATCGGGGCGGGCAATGGGTCTGATGCAGCAATTTCAACAACCGACGAATAGCTTGTCGGCAATTCTGGCGATGACTAAGGGCAATCCACAGGCTCTAATGTCTCAGCTAATGCAATCCAATCGCAACTTCGCAGAGTTTGTCGAGCAGAACAAGAATAAGACACCTGAACAGGCATTTCGGGAAAACGGCTTTGACTACTCTCAGTTTAAACATCTTTTTTAACAGATCGGGGTGCGCACCTAGTCTGTATAAGTACCACACGTGAGAAAGGTATCAAATATGAGTATGTCCGATATGTCTCTGTCCGATATCGCGGCTGTTACCAACGGCTATAACAGGGACAACGGAGGTTTCGGGGACGGCAACGGCGCATGGTGGCTGCTTATCCTTTTTGCACTTCTCGGTGGCTTTGGCAACAATGGCCGCTACGGCAACCAGGGCGGCTACGGTGCTGGTAATGTCGGCGGCAATGAGGTCTATCCGTGGCTCAATCAGGTCGAGACTGTCAATAGCGGTTTCCGTGACCAGATGCTAAACAGTACCATCAATGGTATTGCTCAAGGCGTTAACAGTCTTGCAAATCAGCTTTGCAATTGCTGCGGCGATATGCAGATGAGTCTCGCTAATGGCTTTGCTGGGGTTCAGAACGCCCTTTGCAACGGCTTTAATGGCGTGGAGCATGGCGCTAATGCCCGTCAGATTGCAAATATGCAGCAAGCATTCGCATCTCAGACCGCTACCATGCAGGGTTTCAATGGCTTGCAAGCACAGCTTGCGGATTGTTGCTGCGAGAATAGACTCGCAACGGCTAATCAGACGGCTACCATCCTTGCGGAGAATTGCGCAGACCGTGCAGCCCTCAGCGATGGCGTGCGTGATATCATTGCCGCACAGACTGCAAGCACTCAGCGAATCCTTGACAAGCTTTGTGACCAGGAGCTTTTCGCAGAGCGTCGGGAGAATGACAATCTCCGTCAGCAGCTCAATATGGCGAATCTCGCGGCGTCTCAGTCGGCACAGAATACCCTTATTCAGCAGGGCTTTGCAAATGAAGTCGATGCGCTGTATAACCGCCTGAACAGCTGTCCCGTGCCGTCAATGCCCGTGTATGGCCGCACCCCGATATTCACCTGCCAGCCCCAGAACCAGGGCTGCGGTTGCAACTGCGGCATGTAAGGAGTGACCATGGCAGAGTATGTGGGCTTTCAGACCGAGCAGCTTGTACCGTTCGGGCAAAACGTCCTACTTGTCGATTCCATCCCATGCCCTAAGGGCCAAGTGGTGCACCGGAACGGAAGCGGCATCCTTACTCTTCGTGGCTGTGGCTCCAACTGTTTCGCACGATATCAAGTATCGTATGGAGCGAACATCGCGGTACCAGAAGGAGGGACGCCAGGGGCAATTGCCCTTGCACTGGCGCTTAACGGCGAGCCGATTCTCGACTCCCGCGCAATCGTCACGCCCACGGCTGTCGAGGAGTACAACTCGGTGAGTAGGACGATTGCTGTCACTGTCCCTCGCGGCTGTTGCTACACCATCGCAATAGAGAACGTAAATGCAGGCGTTGACGGACTCATAGACACACAGACAATCAGCGTGGCAGACGCGAACCTTACCGTCGCGCGTATCGCATAGGAGTATCACATATGGTCGAGGATATTTATAACATCAAAAACCAAATTATTGAGCGCATCGAGAAGGACATTTCCGAGCGCGGCCCCGAGCGCATCGACGTTGCCGAGATGAGTAAACTTGTCGATATGGTCAAGGATTTGGCAGAAGCCGAAAAGTCGTGTTGGGAAGCGGAATATTACCGTGGCGTCTCGGAAGCTATGGACGGTAGCGGGTATCAGATGGGATACGACGGCGGCAATCCTTCGGGCGGCTCTAGTGGCTCCAATGGTGGCCGCAACGGCTACGGCTATATGGGCTACCGTCAGTCTGGGCGCGGCTCCGCTAATCAGTACGGCGGGCGTCGAGGGTATCAGATGGGCTACGATATCGACGGCTTGAAGATTGCCATGCAGAATGCAGACCCGCAGGAGCGGGAGCGCATGAAGCGCGAGATGCAACAGATGATGACCTCGATGTAAAACATGGTACCGTTTATTACAAATGGTCAATTTTGGAGGGTCGTTCGGGTCAGCCCGGGCGATCCTCGCCTTATTGACAGGACAAACAATCTAAAGCTTGCCGTTACAGATTCGTTATCACAAATGATTTACGTCTCAGATGCCGTCAGACCGCCGTTGCTTGACAGGGTGGTATTACATGAGGTATCACACGCGATAAGCGCGGCAGACGGCACTACAGCGCGTCTCAGGGCATTTCTGCCGCCGTCGTATTGGGTACCAGTCGAGGAATGGGGCGTCGGTATGGTAGAGCGTATTGCAATTGAAGCAATCGATATCACGTCACATATCCTTGGAAGGCCAGTCTGTATCGGGGGCTTTTGTCATGATAAATATTGATGTGCTTGACGAAGAGATACACGATTTGGAAGCGCGGGGCGATACCACATATGCACAGTGCGAGCGCCTTGCATGGCTGTATATCGTGAGGGATCACGTCAAGCCGAGTACCACACAAGACACGACGCCATTACTCAGAGGGTCAGAGTTTTTGGAGTTGGCAAGCGGTGTAAGTTACCCGGCACTAATGTCCGTGCTCAATGAGCATATAGAGACGGTGCGGGTATTGTACCCAAAAAGCTACGATGCACTGATTGACCGCATCAAAGCTATAAAATATCAGATGTGATACAATATAAAAAGCCTAAGCAAAGGGGAAGCACATGATACCGACCTATCAGGATTTTCTAGAGACAGACGATGTAACGCAATTTGTCCGCAGTGCTATATCCGCATACAAGCATTGCGACATTTACAAGACAGCTTGCCTTGCAGATGAGTATGACGCACAGCGAAACCCTACAGTATCACGCATTGTACGCACTCTGTACACCGCATCGGGAGTCAAGCGAGAAGATGAGACGGTAAGCAATCATCGCATCGCGTCTAATTTGTTTAACAGATTGAACACTCAGCGGTGCATGTATTCGCTTGGCTCGGGCATTTCTTTCGTTGACCCTTGGGAAGCAAAGCGGGGCGAAAGCGATACCACAAAAGAGATGCTAGGAAAGCACTTTGACCACGTGATGAGGGAAGCTGCATATTATGCGCTTATCCATGGGCGGTCTTATATCATGTGGGATATTGACCATGTATTCATGTTTAAAGCGACTGAATTCGTCCCGCTTGACGATGAAATTACAGGCGCTTTGTCGGCAGGGATTAGGTTTTGGCAGCTAGACAGAACGAAGCCCCTCAATGCAGTACTATATGAAACGGATGGGTTTACTTGCTACTCTGATGTGTCGGGCAAGTGGGAGATGACACAGGATAAGACGGCTTACCAAAGGTCTTACAATTACACCGATGCAAGCGGAATCGTATCAATCGATGAAGAAAACTACGCATCTTTGCCTATCGTGAGAATGTATGGTAGCCGTTTGCGTCAGAGTACCTTGATTGGTATGCAGGAAGCAATCGATGCATATGACCTCATACAATCCGGTTTCGCAAATGATTTGTCGGACTGTGCGCAAATCTATTGGATTGTTGAGAATTACGGCGGCATGGATGACGATGACCTCGCCGATTTTCTCAAGCGACTAAAGCTTAATCATGTGGTCAATGCAGACACGCAGGCGGGCGGTAAGGTTACTCCGTACACTCAAGAGATACCATATTTGGCACGCAAGACGTTTTTGGATGACATGCGAGCAAAGATTTACGAGGACTTTGGCGGGCTTGACGTGCATACCATCGCGGCGGGCAGTACAAACGACCACATCGAAGCAGCTTACCAGCCGCTAGAAGAGAATGCGGCAGACTTCGAGCATTGGGTATCAGACGCTATTGTAAAGCTATTGGAACTTTTAGGGATTGATGACGTGCCTATCTTTAGGCGTACCAAGATAAGCAATCAAAAAGAGCAGGTAGAGATGCTAGTGCAAGAAAGATCGGAAGAGCGTCG